TGATGGTTCATGAGTAAAAGATTGAGAGGCTTCATATCCACTTCCACTATACCAAGTTCCACCACCACCTGATAATGTTTGTGTTGTATCAGTTCCACCGGCAAGTGCAGATGTTCCACCACTAAATACAAATAACTCTGAAGATGAAGCTGCAGTTAAATTAGCTGAAGTTCCTACGGCACTTCCAGATAAAATTAAATAATCTGCCTCACTTCCATAACCAAATCCACTACCTGTTACACTTGCAGAAATAGGTAATCCATGTAAGGAAGCACTTGCTGTGTTATTAATAGTATTTCGTAAATTATTAACAGAACTACCAGTTGTTGATCCAGACGCTACGAATATTTGAGTAGAACTATTATTAAATGTACCTACTGTCGGTGCCACAAATGTAAAATCAACTCCACCAATAGTAACTTCTTGGTTATTATAATCACCTTCATTAATTGTTAGTTTTCCACTTGCAAAAGTATTACCTTGTAATGTAGAATAACTTCCATACCAAGGAGTTGCCGTATCATTATTATCTTTAAACTTCCAACTTGCCCCATCTTCAATTATTGGATTAGAGTGTGCTCTACCAGAACCCATGTCCCAACTCTGACTTACTGGATATCCATATAAGTTTTGTGTTATATTTAATTCTCTTGAACTGGCATCATATAAATTTAAATAAAATTTCGTTTTTGATCCTGATGTAATTAAATTAGATGCTACTGATTTAGAAATATAAGTCAAATCAAATTTAATTAATGCACGAGAAACATTTACTACTGAACCATCTGCGTTCATATCTTTTCTAATTTCAAGAATCTCATCAAGACCAGTATTCATACTGGCACTTTGTTCATATAATGTTGTATCTTTTGTTGCGTATTCAAAATAATGCATTAGATGTCTCCCGTGACTCTACCCTGAATATCAGTATCGGGGTATTTAACTTCAAATATTGTAGGATCTACTGCTGGATAAACTACACCATTAAATGTTGCTGCTGCAATATCATATAAATTATTAGAATATCCATCAGACTCTCCACTTTTATTTCTAATTACAATTAACTGTTGTTCGTTGGATGGATTAACTACGGTGGCAACTCCCTCGATTGCAACTATTTCAGATGCTACATCAGCCAATATAATTGGTTGATTTATTTGCCACTTATTTATACTAAAATAAAATTTTAATTTATCAATACATTTCAATAATACTTCATTTTTATTAAATCCTCTTTTAGTAAGAATGGCGAAATCAATTCCAATATTACATATCCACGCATCTTTTAATTGAACTGCATCAGTCATCATTCTATATTGACTTAAATATATTTTTATATTTTCTTTTACAGCATTATTTATTCTAACTAACTTTCCGGTGTTATTATATCCAAGCATATACATATTTAATGCTAATGGATTCGGTTGAAAAGTATCGTCACCTTCATTTTGTCCTGCGGCAGCTACTTGTTCATCTTGTATCATATAAATTTTAGCTATATTACCATATTTAGCTGGTAATGAATATACACGTGTTATATAATCATCTTTAGTAACTGCCCTATTCTGTGCCTGAAAATAAGCAAGTGCATTCCCTCTAACATCTTCAAGTGTTTCTGCTCCACTACCTCCAGTTGCTGGGTTTGGATTTGTTGTTGCGGTAGAATTCAAAGTACTTGTTGATATACCCGTATCTAAACTTAAAGAATTATCAAATACGGGTGCATGTGAAGTAATATTATTAATAGTACCAGATGATACATTGTCATCAATTCCACCACCATACGAATATCTAATTGTTAATGTTGTATTAGTTGGACATTGACCATAAGTGTCCGTATTAAGAAAATTTGCTGGGTCAAATGCTGTATCAAGAAAACTTGGTGTTCCTGGTAAATTAGATCCTACATTACTTGGATTTGGAATAATTTCTTCATCTGATCCTGCAGCAACTCCTGAACCAAATCTCATTTCAGTTTTCCCATCTGGTCTTATATATGTTTTAAATCGTTTAGATGTCTTTACAAGTTTTAATAAAAATGGTGCAAAATTTCTACCTTCTACTAAATCAGGAGAATTTAAAGATGTGTTTTCAAAATCTGCATATACTGTATCTTGTGCTAAAAATGGAACTTCATACCAACTATTTCCATCACTATCTAATACTGAAATTATTTCTAATACTGGACTATTTGCAAGAACAACTCTTTTATACTTTTCTGCTGCCCCAAATGTTATATAATCTGTACCAACTGTCCCACTAACTGCCTTTACTTGTTTTTTCAATAACCACTTAGTAATATTACTTTCATCATCCACTTCAAATATATCTTCTTGACGAGGACTTAATGAACTTGAATCTCTAAATATTACATCACCTGTTGTTCGAAAAATTGTTCCATTCGTAGATGTTGCTTGCATTCCACCTGGAATTGTAAGACAATAATCTTCATTAGGTTGTCTTTTACCTTCTACTTCATTATTAGGATCTGATGGTACAGTTTGGAATACATCAAGGGTTACAGATGCCGGTGAAGCCTGTCTTGGTTTATATCCGTATCCTTGTGCTATTTCATAAATAGTTTTCTTTTCTTCTGCAAAAGCTAACATACCTTCTTTAAATTGTTCATCTATATAATATGATAATGTATCACCAACATATGATGCCATTTCAATAAACATCATACCTGGATCTGATTCATTAAAATCATTATATGTATTTGGAAAGTATGTTTTTGCAAATTCTATTAGACCATCTCTAAATGATGAAAAGTCTTTATTTAAATATTTTACGTCTTTATGACCAGGTACATGAGGCATTTAATTTCTCCCTTATTCTCTAATGGCCGATTCAAATTGATCAAAACTTATCGAAACTGTTTCAAATCTATCGGGCTCAAATGATAATCCAAAATCTATTGCTATATTTACTCGATTAATATTATAATCTGGCATTGTAATTTCTATATTTTTAATGTTTATATATGGCAACCAAGTTTCAAGTGAATTTCTAATCGAATCTTCTAATATATCACCAAAATCTTCATTCATTGGTTCAAACAATATTGTATGTAAATTTGATCCAAATGTTGGTTGTCCCAACCTTTCACCAGGAATCGTTTTTAACAAATTTATAATGTTATATTTTGCCTGTTGAAGTGTGGTTTTTGTTTGTTTAAAAAATCCCGTATCTGAATATCCCATGGGAAGTTTTAATCCAATGAAAACATCTGGATTTAAATCTTTTTCTCTTGCTCCCATTTATATTCTCCTATTATGATATGATTTGTTGATTAACAATTAAACCATCTTTTACTATAATTCTTTTTCTAACATATCTTAAAGTTCCATCTGTATTTTCAATAGTATCAGTTACTAAAAAATCTTCTGTAATTCCTTCTTGACCATCTGACGATTGGTATCCACCTGCCTGTATCTTTCCATCAAGTTTAATTTCATTACGATTAAAGGTAATATTTAAACTATCAAAAATTCTTCTAAATATTTTTAATTGTTTACTAAAATCTAAATTGGCCTTATGTATACTTCTAAACTTTCTCATTATACGCTGTAACTTAGATTTTTTAGTTTTAGGATCGTCTTGAGACTGTATTATATTTAATTGACCTTTATCTGTTAGATACAAACCTCCAGGTAATCTATTTTCTAAATAAGACTTATTATCAAATATATCTATATTATCTTCGCCCGTCAAATAAGAATGTATGGCATCCGCTTCCTCTTGTGCCAATTTGGAATTTTCTTTTCGGATTCTTTTTTTAGTTTCCGAATCCTGATCTTTAAAAATTCTATCATTCTTAATTTTTTCAAGTTTATATTTTAAAAATTGTTTATCTAATGCCATGACTCACCTCATTATGGACGAAAATTCGCCCCACCTTTTTTTTGGTCAATTGCTTTCATAACATCTGAATAATCTCTTGTTAATGCATTTTGTACATGGTCAGGAACTTGATCAACATTTACTCTTGCATTCTTAATAGTTTGAACTGCTCCTATATCTCGTTTCTTCTGTTTT